GTAGCCGGTCAGGTACTTCCCGTTCGCCAGGCTGGCGCTGGTCCACACCGGCGAAGACGCGCCGTCAGTCGGCACGCCCGTGCCCGAACCGAACTCGAGCGTTCCCCCGGTGCCGATCTGCTCGACGCTCAGGACGCCGCCCGAGCCGGCGACCGAGGCGACGCTCGTCGCGTCGGAGCTTTCGCCGAGGGGGAAGTGCAACAGCGGGCTGTCCAGCGCCAGCGTCTCGACGACGATCGAGCGCAGCTTCTGCCGGTTGCCGATGCGGTTCATCAGGTCGAGCGCGGTCAGGCTGGCCCGCGAGAACGTCTGCCCGCCGTCCGGCCACTCGACCGGCCACTCGTCGACGTGACCGTCGAACAGCGGCAGGACGACGGGCGCCGCCGTGGTGAACGTGCCGAGCGGGCCGGGCCCCTCGTCGAGCATGGCCGAGTCGACCCAGACCTGCTGCCCGGCGGTCGTCGCGGTCCGCGTGTAGATCGCGATGAACCGGGTGACGTCGTCGGCGACGAACGTGTGCGTGGCGTCGGCCCAGGCGTCCTTCACGGTCACGTCCGCGCCGCCCGTGGTGCTGCTCGTGCCCGAGCTCACGCGCAGGTGCACGTTCGGGGAGCCGGTCGGCACGTACACGCGGGCCCGGATCGAGTAGGTCCGCCCGATGACCAGGCCGCTGATCGAGGTGCGCACGTTGGGCGTCAGCGCCAGCCCGGTCGGCCAGGTGACGAGCATCGACTTCGTGCCCTGGTCGGCGCGGACGGTGCTGCTCGAGGGCGTCGCGCCGTTCGACGACGACCACAGCGAGCCCGTCTCGAAGTCGGCGAGCGTCGACGGCACGAGGTTGCAGGCGCCGACCGTCGCCGGGTCGCGATAGTTGAGCCGGCACCGCTTCTGCGGGAGCACGTTCGGGTAGTACGGGCTCGAGGTGTTGTCCGGCGTGAGCGCGCCGTCGGTGTTCTCCACCGACAGCGTCAGCCGCCCCGCAGCCACCTTGTCGAACTCGTTCTCGCGCCCGCGGTTGACCGTGAGTCCGGAGGGGACGTGCACGCGCGAGGACAGGTCGACCCACGCCGGCGTGGTCGCGTCGGGGTCGGTCGTGAACGCGACCTCGAACCGCAGGCCCTGCGGCGGGTTGGTGTCGGCCACCGCGCGCCCCTCCTTCTCAGTCCTCGAGCCCGAGCGGCCCGGACTGGCGTCGCACCTTGAGCAGCTCCTGCCACAGCAGGCGGCCGTCGGGGGAGCGCAGGTTCACGGTCAGGTTGATGTCGCCACCGCCGACCCCTGCCCCGGCGCCCGCAGCAGCCATCGCCCGCGAGGTGTTCGCGTCGTAGATCCGCGTCCCGCCGGGCAGCTTCGCCAGCTCGGGGCCGTTCTCGCCGACCCACGTCAGGCCGCCGCGCCAGGAGGCGGTGCCCATCGCGTTGCCGGCGTGCGCGACCAGGTGCCCGATGCCGCCGACGCCGGCGATGAGCGACCGGGCCGCCGACGACATCGAGGCGCCCACCGACAGCGTGATCGGAACCGTCTTGCCGTGGATCTGGTCAATCTCGCCACGGATCGTCCGGGCCTGGCGCGTGGCCGGCTGCGTCGGGACGGTGATGCTCGTCTTCTTGGCCGGCGGGGTCTTGTTGATCTCGCCGTTCATGGCCCGGACGGCGTCCTTGGTGAGGCCGAACTTGTTCGCCATGTCCTCGGCCGCGCGTCGGTTCCCGCCGTTCATCTGCATCGCCAGCTTGATGAACTTGGTCCGGGCGTCGTCGATCTGCTTGCTCGCGGACTTCAGGCTGCCGCCGGCCTCGAGCGTCTTGCGGGACTGCTCGCCGGCGGCCTTCGCCAGGTCGAGGAGCGCCGACTTGTTGGCCCGACCCTTGGCCGTGTTGATGTCGAGGGTCCGGCCGTTCTCCTTGAGCGCCTTCGCGGCGTCGTCCACGGCAGCCTCGTACGCGATCGAGGCGTCGGCGGCGTCGAGGTTGCGCGAGTAGTACTCGGCGAGCTCCTTGTTCACGGCGGCCATGTCGACCTTGGCGCCGCCGGCCGCGGTCGCCACGGCACCGAGGGCGCCGGCGAAGATGTCGCTCGCGCCGGCCGCGTCGGTGGAGGCGTCCTTGTTCTTGACACCGGCCTTGGCCAGGGCGTCCTGCTGGATCCGGGCGCCGTTCGCGGCGTCGCCCGATCGGATGAACGACTGCAGCAGGCCCTCGGTCGCGCGGCCCTCGGCGGTGAACGCGCCGATGCCCTTCTGGTGCTCGTTCACGAGCGCGACGAGCTTGGCTCGCTGGTCGTCGAAGGCGGGCCCGCCGGCGATCGCGGCGTCGGCCAGCTGGCCGAAGTTGATGCCGAGCTGCTGGACGAGTTGGACGTCCTCGGGGGACAGGTCGCCCATGAGCTTCTTGACGATCGACGACCGGCTGTTCTCGGTGAACGCGCCCGTCTGCTGGTCGAGCGTCTGGGTGAGCTCGTCGGCATACGCCTTCGCGTCGGCCTGCGCCTGCATCCACAGCGTGAGGCCAGCGGTCGCTGCGGTGAGCGCGATGCCCCACGGCCCGCCCATGAGCCCGAACAGCCCGGAGCCGACCGCCTTGAGCCCACCCATCGCGGCCTGCCCGACCTTGACGCCGCCCGTCATCGACGAGAGCCCAGCCTTGAGCCCGGCCAGGCCGCCGCCGGCGTCCTTCGCGTACATGCCGGCGAGCCGGATCGACTCGCCCCACGCCTTGACCGGGCCGACGCCCCGGCCGGCGACGCCGATGATCCGGTCGCCGGCCAGACGCCAGATCACCATCGCGGCCGCGCCCGCCAGGACGGGGGCGGGCAGCGACGACACCTCGTCGACGACGTTGCCGACGACCCCGATCGCGGACGTGAGACCCCTCGTCACGGCCGTGACCGCCGGCAGGAGCTTCTGCCCGAGCTGCGCCTGCGTGTTCTCGAACTCGGCCTGCAGGATCTTCTGACTGTTCGCGAGCCCATTCGAGGTGCGCGCGAAGTCGCCCTGCGCCCGGGCGCTGTCCTTCGTAACGATGGCCAGGGTCGCCGCGGCCTTCTCCTGCGCGGTGAGCTCGCTCGCGTTCTTCTTGCCCGTCATCGCGAGCGCCTGCGTCTCGACGCGGGCGGCGTTGATGTTCGGCACGAGTCGCTGCAGCGAGTCGTACTCGCCGCGGAACGCGCCCGCCATCATGTCGGCGACCTCGGCCGTCGGCAGGTTGTTGAAGCTGCCCAGGTCGGCGGCCAGCTGCACGACCTGCTTGCTCATGCCGGTCGCCTGGTCGCCGGCGAACCCCAGCTGCAAGAACATGTCGCCGAAGCCCGAGGCCGCCTCGAGCGCGGACGTCTTCGACAGGCCCATGCTCTTGTCGGCCGTGGACGCCCAGGAAAGGATGTCGTCGGCGTTCTTCCCGAAGATGACGCTCGACTTCGAGACGACCTCGTTCTGATCCGAGGCCGCCGCGACGGTGTCGGCGCCGAACTTCACGACGGCCGCGCCGGCGAGCGCCGCCCCGGCCGCCCACGCCTTCGACGCGCCGTCGATGAGGCTCGAGCTCTTCTCGGCGGTGTCGGCGACGCCCTTGATGCTCTTCGAGGCCGTGCGGTCCTCGCCGAGCAGCAGATACTTGAGCGACAGGTCAGACACGCGTCACGCCTCCTCGGTTCGGGCCTTCACCCACTCGTCTGCCTGGCGGGCGAACATCACCCAGACGTGCCACGGCAGGTCCCAGACGTTCCACGGGGAGATCGACGGCCAGACGTGGCAGACGACGGTCAGGCGCGCGTGGACGCCCGCTTCGACGTCTTCGCGGAGGTCCGCTTCCTCGAGGTGGACGCGGGGGCGCTTGCCCGACCGGAAGCCGGTCGGGCTCGACGAGGGTCCGCGGCGCCCGTCCTGTCCTGGTCGGGGTTGGGCCGGTCGCCGGGCTCGATGACGAAGTGCATGCGTTCGAGCGGGGTCGAGATCGCCTCGTCGAACGACACGCTCTCGCCGGCGACGATGCGCGACGCCCAGACCGAGATGGCCGTCAGCAGCAGGCCCTCGGGGTGCCGCTCACGGTCCTCCTTCGGCATGACCGCGATCTCCTCGCGGATGCGCTCGACGTCCTGCCACGTCCACGGCGCCTCGAGGGTGGGGAAGCCCTTGTGGGCGCACTCGCGGTTGAACGCGAGTACGTGCCGGATCGACAGGGCGTCGATGGTCTGGCCGTCGTAGACGGTGTCGTCGATGACGATCTTCACGAGGAACCTTCCATGCTGCGGATCGCCTCTCGCATGGCCTGCTCGATGGCTCGGCGGGACCGGTTGCGGCGGGCGAAGATGGTGGCGGAGAAGTAGCCGGGGTGGCCGGTCTGCCGAGCCCACGCGTCCCGGTCGCCGAAGACGGGGTGGCGCCAGCCGCGGCGCGACTCCCACGCCTGCGCCAGCTGGGCGCGCGTGACGACCTGCACGCCGGCGCGTCGAGATCCGGCAAGGACGGACACGCGCGTGCCGGATGCGATACGGGCCCGTAGGCCGGTGTGGCGGGGGTGCGCGGACTGAGAGACGCCCGGCTGCCGTGCGGCCGCCTGGACGGCCTGGCGCGCGTCCTGGCCGGCCTCGCGGAGCCGCTTGCGGATGGCGGCCTTCTGCGTCTTGTCGAACTGGCTCGACTTGCCGAGGAGAGCCCGCAGGCTGGCGGGGTCGACGGTGAGCTTGACCGTGGCCACGGGCTCTCCTCGGTCGCGTCAGAGCGTGGTGTCGGCGGTGCGCGTCACGACCCAGATGGGCTGCGCCGCGGTGAGGTTGTCCAGCCCGACGAACGACATCGACTGGATCGGCAGATCGCCGCCGTTGCTCTTGGGCAGCTCGCCGTCGAGCTTGATCTCGGGGACGATGACCTGCAGGGTCTCGTTCCCGGACGAGAGCGCGCCGCCCGTGTAGGTGAGCACGAGCGACATCGGGGTGTCGGCCAGGACGGCGGATCGCATCGTGGTGTCGGTGAACTCGACGTCCAGCTTGCCGGTGATCTCGCGGAGCCCGACGAGCTGCTGCGACTTCTTGCCGCCGCCGCCGATGTTGTACCGGTCGCCGCGCAGGTTGTTGGCGCATGCGATCGAGCCGCCGCGGACGTTCGCGACCGCGGTCGCTGCCGAGCCGAGCGCGGTCGCGGTCGGCGCGGTGAGCGTGCCCGTGGCCAGCGCCGCACCGGCGAAGCTGAACAGGTTCGCGGCGGCCGCGTACGACGGCGCGGTGTACGAGCCTCCGGCCGTGACGTCCTTGCAGTCGAGCGTCGCGCGCAGGGTGGGCACGTCGGCGTTGCCGAACGTGAACTCCCAGCTGTCGACCATCGCGCCGACGTAGTCGAACACGTCGACGGTGCCGCTCGCGTTCGGGATGCCCTTCTGCACCGACAGCGACGACGGGGCGTCGCCGAGGGTAAAGATCTGCTGGAAGACCGAGCCCGAGACGAGCGCCGACGAGCCCGCGCCCAGGCAGGCCTGCCACAGCAGGCCCATGCCCTTGCTGATGGCCTCGACGACGATGTCGCCGCCGGCGTCCGACGTCGTCACGACGCGCCGGCCCGAGCGGGCGACGCGCGAGCCGACCCTCAGGCCCTTGCCCTGGACGACGTTCTTGCGGAAGTCGAGCGTCTCGGAGACGAACTCGTACCAGCGCGTCGGAGTGACCTTCGTGCCGAAGGTCGACTCGACTCCGATGCCGACGCTGCAGTCCTGCGTGGTGGTCACTTCGACCTGCCCTTCCGCGCGGCACCGTCACCGGCCGGCTCGGTGGCCGGCGGCTCCTCGACGCGCTCGTAGTTGCCGACCTGCGCGAGGAGTCCCTCGCCCAGGTCCTGACCGATGACGTTGCCGCCCTCGTCGGTGATGTCGGCGGGCTCGCGCCCGGCCAGTGCGTCGTCGACCTCGAAGACCTCACCGGGCTCGAGGCAGCCGACGCCTTCCTCGCCGAGCGGCTCGCCCTGGCGGCCGATCAGCGGGAGGTCGACCTGCCCGAGGGGGTTGGTGTTGCGCAGCCGCATGGTGGTGTCCCTTCTCAGATGCGGGCGGTGTAGGTGAGCGCGAAGACGAGCAGGCACTCGGCCCCGTCTGGGGTCTGGTTCTGCTGGATCCGCACGTCGGTGATGCCGGCGGCCCGGATGCCCGGCAGGTCGAACGGGGTCGCGCCAGCGCGGGCCAGCGCAGCGACGGCGCCGAGGATGGCGACGGCCCGGTCGCGGGCGACCTTCGCGACGCCGCCGCCGTCGACGGTGGAGATCGCGCACTGCACCTGGCCGGCCTCGTCGCGGGCGCGACCGGCGGCGTGCGCGAAGGTCTGCGTCGACTGGGCGCTGTCGGCGCGGTCGGGGTCGCTGGGGTCGTCGATGCCGACCGCGAGGAAGTCGAGCGTGCTCGGCAGCTTCGCGAGCGGGTAGCCGTCGAACACTTCGGCGCCGGCTGGCCAGCCGGCCGCGGATGGCATCTGCGCGACGAGGGCGTCGATGACGTCGTGCAGTCGCGTCTCGGCCACGTCAGATCTCCATCAGGAACGGCTCGAGGAGCTCCTCGACGCGGTTCGGGAACGTGAACCCGGGGCCCCGCTCCTCGGCCTGGCTGCGCGTGCGGCTCTCGCCTCGCTGCGTGTCCCAGAAGTGGGCCACAAGCTCGAGGACGGCGAGCTTGAGATCGGCTGGCACAGAGGCCGCGTCAGCGCCCCAGCCGGCCGACCAGGCGACGTCGTAGCGGCCTGCCATGAACGGGCCGCCGAGGGTCCACTGCACGACGCCGGCGTCCGACACGAACAGGTCGGCGAGCGTCATCGGAGAGCCGCCGACGGGCGTCACGCTGGTGAGCGTGACACCGGGCGTGTAGACCGGCAGGGCCAGACCGCCCACGCTGCCCGTCACGCGGGCGGTCTGGTCTTCGACGATGAGGGGCCCGGTGCGCCGGGCGATCGCCGACTCGGCCCTGCTGATGAACAGCGTGAGGCGCCCATCGGAGACGGCCGCCGTCGACGGCGAGCCGAGGTGCTCCCTGGCCTCGTCCGGGGTGACGGCGGCCATCGGTCAGGAGGCCGTCTGCTGGGTGCCGGCGCTGCGGCCGGCGGGGGCCTTCTGGACGCGCGCGAGCTCGGCCTTGACGTCGGCGATCCGGTCCTTGTTCTCGGCGCGCTCGTAGCCCTCGAGCTCGACCTTGAGGGCGCGCACGTAGTCCTCGCGCTGACGCGCGGCGTCCTCCTGCTGCGCCTTGGAGAGCTGCTTCTGCTTGGTGTCGGCCATGGCCGATCTCCTCTTCTTCTCGGTGGTGGGGTTGCCGATGTGCGTGCGAGAGGGCCGCGCCCCTGGCTGGGACGCGGCCCTCTCGCGGTCGATCAGAACGTCGGGGTGATGAGGCCCGTGCCGCTGATCTTCTGGGCGTGCGGGCGACGCGCGGCCGTGAAGGCGTAGTAGCCGTACACGACGAGCAGGATGCCCAGGCTGGCGGCCTTGGCCTGCTCGGCGCGGATGAGCATCGGCGCGTTCGGGTCCTCCCAGAGGTGGGACTCCGACTGGCTGACGAAGTAGACCTCGTCCTGGTTGGTGCCCGCGCCGAGGTTCGTCGCGACGTTGTTGTCGACGATGACCGGCGTGCCGTTCGGCAGGATGCCGCGGAAGCCCGAGCCATACTTCTCGCCGTAGTTGACGCCGGCGAGCTGCGGGGCGGTGCCCGGCTGCCCGAACAGCGGCCACGTCGAGGACAGGCCCGCCTGCAGCCAGTACCAGCGCCGCGAGTGCATGACCGCGATGACGTCGCCCTGCGCCTGGTCGAGCAGCGCGGCCTCGACGGCCGCCGGGCCGCCGAGCGTCTTCGGGTAGAACTCGGCCGGCGTCGGCGCGCCCGAGGTGTAGGTGATCGTCGTCGCGACGTTCGTCAGGCCGATGGCCGCCTTGTTGAGGAGCTTCGTGTCGAGGCTGACCGCGTACGCGCGGTACAGGTCCTCGAGCGTGGTGTCCTCGACGCCGGCTCCGCGCTCGACCGCCTGGCGGGAGAGCGTCTGCTGCCCCGCGTTGGTCGACACGGGCAGGGTGAGCAGCGTGTCGTCGATGTCCTGCTCGGCGACGTTCGCGTTCTCCGCCGACTGGTCGTCGACGGAGGTGCCCGTGGTGACGCGGCCGATGTTGACCGTCATGCCCTGCTCGGGCATGTCGTGGTGCCGGCAGGCGTCCGCGAACGGACGGCCGGCGCGCGCGAGCGGAGCCATCATGTCCGTGAGGTACTGCGGGACCACGAGGCCCGTGAAGGCGCCCGTGTTGGCGGCACGGTCGAACGACTGGCCGCGCTCGACGGTCTCCTCCTGCATGTGCCGCGCGAGCTCGTCGGTCATGCGACCGGTGAGCGCCATCGAGGCGACCTGCGAGAGGAAGCGCACGCCCTTGGGGTCGTTGTCCTCGCGGAACGTGCGCGGCTCCTGGCCGACGCGGACGGTCGTACCGCCGGCGCCACGGTCCGTGGCGGAGCCGGCGCCGGTCGGGTGCACCTCGCGGGCGAGGGCGTCGGCGGCGTCGTCGCGCCGCTTCTCGTCCTCGAGCTCGGTGATGCGCTGCGACTGCGCCTCGAGCTCGGCGTCGAGACCCCGGATGGCCTCGGCGACCTCGCGGATCGTCGCGGACTCGGCCTCGTTGGGGTCGCGGTTCTCGGCGGCGCACGCGGCGCGGATGCCCTCGAGCTGCGCCTTCTTGGCCTTGCGCGCCTCGAGCTTCGGCGCCATGGCGGCCCGGACCGAGGCGATGAGCTGGTCGATGGTCACGACCGTGCTCCCTTCTCCCTCTGGCGAGGGGATCGGTGGTGGGTTCCCAGGCGTCAGGCGGTGATCCTCGGTCGGGCCGTGGCGCGAGCGAGATCCCTACGCGATCGCGTGTGGGGATGACCGGCGGCCCGGCGGGCCGTCGGAGACTGTGAGGTGGGTCAGCCGGCGATGCGGTCGAGAATGAGCTCGAGCGCGGCCATGGAGACGGCGCCGGCGGGCGCGGCCGCACGGGCCTCGCCCTCGGGGTCGCGGCGCTTGCGCTCGGCGTGCAGCGCGTTCTCGAGCGCGCGCAGATCGGTCTCGGTCATGTCGGCCAGGGCCAGCGACCGAAGGCCGGAGCCCTGCGTGTGCGGGTTCGCGCCGTAGCCGACGATCGCAACGTCGCCGCGGTGGATGTCGTACTCGTCGATGTGGTACTCCATCCAGTCCGGAGACCACGTGCCGGCGTTGATCCGGAACCGGAAGGACATCTCGTCGATGAGCCCGGAGCGCAGCTTCGGCGCGATGTAGGCGACGTCGGCGTCGCGGGCGTCGAGGTTCGGCGCATCGACGTGGAGGCCCTCCCTGCCGTCGACTTCCTTCTCGGCCAGCGTCAGCGTCCCGTTCGTCGTGCGCGCGATGCGGCGGAGGCTGTCGTGCGCCAGGACGAACGGCACGTCGAGATCCTCGCGCGCCAGGGACTTCGAGCCGGCGCCGCTCGACACCTGCTCGGTGTACGGCCCGAAGAAGTCCCACATCTCGTAGCCGCGGTTGTAGACCGAGGCGAAGCCGTCGAAGTGCAGGCCGTCGCCCTCGTCGGCGGCGCGCAGCTGCAGCGAGCCGGCGGCGCGCACGAGGGGCAGTGCCCCGGGCTCCTCGGCCCAGCGACGCTGGGACGGGCGGTCGGTGGACTGGCGGACGCCGGCCGAACGGGCCTCGGCCGCAGCCTCGAAGATGCGATCGAGTGCGCTCATGGTGTGGTGCCTCCGTTCGGCTGGGTGAACGTGCCGTCGAGCTCCATGCCGGCCTGCTCGAGCAGGTGGCGGATCTCGTCCTCGCTGACGATGGCGCCGGCGGCGAGGTACGACTTCTGCAGCAGCTCGGCGATCTGCTGCTCCTTCGACTTGGCCAGGGGCGGCGGGAACAGTCGGTCCATCTCGGCGAGCTCGGCCGGGGTGAAGGGCGGCTCGTTCTCGCGCTCCTGGATGCGCGACGGGGTGAGCCACTTGCCGTCGATGCCGATCTTGTAGGCGTCGTAGCGGCTCTTGAGGTCCATCCGGAGCAGGGCCCCGGTGTTGAACTTCATGTAGCGCGGCGCCGGCAGCAGCAGCCGCGAGTAGTGCTCCTCACGGCGGGTGAGCGCCGGGCCGAGGCTCATGATGAGGAACTGCAGGTTCCGCTGCGTGATGTTCGCGTAGGTGACCGAGGAGCCGTCGGGGGAGACGTCGACCATGTCGCCGGGCACGCCCAGGTACCGGCACACGTCGAGGTTGGTCGCGCCGAGCTGCTCGAGGAACGACGCCTCGGAGGCCTTCGCGGACAGCAGGCTCAGCTCCCAGTCGGAGCCGGTGACGAACACGTCGCCCGAGCGCACCTTCGAGCGGTAGCGCTCGGCGACGATGTCGGACTCCTTCGGGTTCAGCTTCTTCGCCTTGTTCCGCAGGTGCTGCCCCGGGGTCGCGTTGTTGCCGAACCACTCGCCGGCGAACTCCATCGCCGAGAGCGCGTTGTGCATGGTGGCCGCGGCGTGCGCGATGGGCGACAGTCCGAGCGGGGAACCGCTCACGGTGTACTGCTTCTCGTGCCACACCTGGTCGGGCGCGTACGTCTTGCCGGCGATCTTCCACGTCCGCTCGCCCGTCTTCGCCTGGCGCAGCTGCACGGTGTCCGTGTCGGCCAGCTGGATGACCGCCGGGCGGCCGCCGCCGTCGCGGGCGTGGATGATGCCGACGGCGTTGCCGACCGAGTCGAGGTCGACGCGGCTCGAGTAGAGGTGCTCGATGATCGACACCTCGGAGCCGCCCGGCGTGACGAGCACGGGCGGCTTCTGCTGCTCGACCTGGACGCCGTCGACGCGGCGGAACACGTCGAGCGGCATCGTCGACTCGAGGTCGGCCCGCAGCCGCAGGCACGCCCACACGGTCGAGATCCGGCGCGCCTGCTCGCGCGACACCTTGACGTTGCGCCCGTTCCGGTTGCCGGTGCGCTCGGCGAGCAGCTGCGTCGCCGACAGCTGCGCGGAGCGGTTGAAGAGGAAGCTCACGGCCGGCCCATCCTCTCGACGATCCACGAGCCGACGATGAGGCCGACGCCGGCGACGGCGAACCCGGCCGGGGCGCCGAGGAGCCCAGCTGCGAACAGCGCGGCGGCGAGGATCAGCAGCAGCACGGCGAGCAGCTCCATGACGCTGGTCACGAGCGGGGGCATCCGGCCTCCTCACACGTCACGAGACCGAGTCCATGACGTCGTAGTCGTTGGAGCGGGCGTCCTGCGCTGCCAGCGCGACGGCCTCGAGCGCGGAGATCTCGGCGAGGCCGCGGCCCAGGACGCGCCGGTCGCCGACCGTGCGCCACTGCGCGACGCGTGCCGCCTCGATCAGCTCGAGATCTCCGGTGTGCCGGAAGCGGTCCTTCTCGACGACGTCGGTGTAGAGCTGCGCGCCGGCGTCGACGACGTAGCCGAGGTTGACCTCTTCGACGTTCACGCCGGCGTCCTCGAGGGGCACGATCAGCGAGGAGCACGGCCCGCCCTTGTCGACGATGATGTTCGAGCCGTGCTTCTCCTGGAACCGCGCCGCGGTGTCGACCAGCCACGTCACGCCCGGGCCGTGCGCGAGCACCTTGCCCCACACGCGGCCCTTGCCGTCGATGACCGCGGCCCCGATCGCGCCGTGCGACAGGTCAGGCGACGCGGCGATCGCCAGCGACGGGACGCCGATCTTCGCCAGCGACCGCGGCTTCCGGCCCGCGTTCTTGAACGCCGCCTCGGGGAAGACCTGCCACGAGGCGCCCTCGTCGTCGTCCCACCAGCCCAGGCACTCGCGAGCGAACTCCTCCGCGGTGAGGTTCATCCGCAGGCCAGCGATCGTCTCGATGAGCATGCGGCCGGTCGTGAGCGTCGGGTTCGCCTTGCGCCACAGCTCGACCCGGTTCAGCGCGCACCCGTCGAAGTCGGGGTGCTCGCGGTCCTTCGGGTGCTCGCAGACCTTGCGGCCCTTCGGCGTGCACGGCACACGCTCGGAGCCCCACTCGAGGTAGGCCTGCCGGGCGTCGATGCGGCCGCGGCCACGGTCGCGCAGATCCTTGAGCACGAGGCTCGAGTCCATGCCGGCGCTCGAGGCGTAGACGACCTGGGGGTCTGGCATCGCGCCCATGGTCGGCAGCAGCGACCCCGTCATCGACGGCACGAGCGCGAACGCCTCGTCGAGGATGACCTTGTTCGCGGACAGCCCACGGCCACCCGTGCGCGTGCGCGCCTTGAACTTGATCTTCCGGCCGTCGGCGAGCTCTATCCGCTCCTCGGTCTTGCCCTCGTAGATGCCGTGGTTCCCGGTCGCCGGCAGGTGCTTGCTCAGGAACGGCGCGCCCTGGATCAGCGCGACGAGCTGCCCCATCGAGTCGCGGGTCGTGTCCATCTCGTGGGCCGACCACACGACGAGCGGCTCCTCGGTGACGAAGAGCCAGCCGAGCGAGACCTGCTTGAGCGCGCCAGTCTTGAGGTTCTGCCGGCACGAGATGATCGTCGAGTCGAACGCCGCTGACAGCCCGGCGGCGTTGATCGCGAACACGACGTCCAGAACGTGCTCCTGCTGAGGGTCTGGCGGGAACCCGGCCGACGCGCACAGATCCGCGACCGCCGGCCCCAGCGTCGCGACGTACTCCGGGACGACGTCGTAGTCAGGAACGACCAGCTGCCGCCGCGCGAGCTTCGTCACGCCGCCGCCTCGCCTTCTCGACCTCGTCCTCGGGATCCGGCTCCACGGCCGCCGGCTCGTCACCAGCCGGCGCCGGCGCCGACGACAGCGCGGCCGCCATCACCGTGCGCAGCTCCTTCGACAGGCCCGAGACACCCTTCGCGTCGACGCCCGACACCTGCCGCGCCAGCTGCACCGCCAGGCGACCGTGGAACGACTCGAGCCGACCGGCCTCCGTGAGCTCGTCGATGACGGCCTGCACCAGGTCCGAGTCGTTGTCGCCCCGCGTCGGCTTCCGGCCCCGGCGAGCACGAGACCGGCAAGGGTCGCCACAGAACCGAGCCGTCTTCCGCTTCGCCTCGAACGGCTCGCGGCACTCCTCGCAGACCACCTTCACGGCCCCGTCACCGCCTCTCATCGCGTGCGCGTCTCGCGCATGACCTCGGAGAGAGAGAAACGGCAACTGCGGGGTGGTCCGCCGGGCCGGTTCCTAAAGATCCGGGCCGTTCTGTCCGGTTGTCACCATTCGCGGACGGTGACCGGCTGTTCGGCGGGGCGTGCTGCTTTGGCGTGCGTGAGGGTGGCTCGGTTCCCGCCCATGGGGCAGTCGCGGGAGTACCGATGCTCGGGCCCTGCATACCTGGTGGGGTCGTCATCGTCGTGGCCGAGGTCCCATGCCTGGCCTGGTGCGATGGGCTGACGGCATCGTGCGCAGTCGACCTCGCCTGCTTCGACGCGTGGCTTCCACGCTGTGCGCAGTCGTCGGTGTGCCCGGCCGTAGCTAGGTCCGCTCACCCTTGCACCATCGGACCATCGAGGGCACGGGGTGGTGCAGTTGGTGGGTCGGGCACCACGTGTCGCAGCCGTTCGTCGAGCAGCTGGTCGATGCGTGCCCAGACATCAGCGAGCGCTGCCGACTTGGGCCCGCCTCGATCCTCATAGGCGATGAGGCGTCGCTCGACGTTGAGTTGTTGGTCGATCTGCTCGAGGGTGCGTGTTGGCTTTGGCTCATGCATGCCCGTCCTCCCGGGTCTCTCGGGCCCTCGAGAGGGGCTGACGAGCGCTCATAGCACCGACGTTCGCGGTAAGACCGGAGCCCGTTTGCCCGGCGTGTCGCGTCGGCCCGGCGTTCTACGCTTCTCGCGAGGTCAACCAGTGGGACCAAGCGGTTGAGCACTTCGCTCAATCTCGAGGCTTCGACGGGGGCGACCTTCACCTCACGAAGTCCTAGCGACGGAGAGGGGGTGAGTGCACAGTGTCCGAACCCTTGGACACAACGGGTCCGCCTCGTAGACAGCGAAAGCGGCCCCGAGTGCGGGAGTGGTTAGTCGCTGTTTCCCCGCTGCTCGTGGCCGCTATCGACTGGATCCTTCGGTGGCGTGGTCTCAAGTGACTCGCCGGGGGCGGGTCAGCGTTGCCGCGCTGGCCCGCCTCCACAGTATTACAGGGTGGGGGCGGCTGTCCCTGACAGTCGACCG